CGGCCTTCGTGGCATCGGACGGCGTGTACAGGGTGAACGTCGTCGTCCCGACCACCTGATACCGCTGTACCGAACCGCTCGACAGGTTGAGGGTGATCGCCCCGGAGGCAGCGTTGTTGTTGACGTAGGGCAGCACCTGATCCCCGGGCAGGCCCGGCACGCCCTGGGTGACGGTGCCGCCGGTCGCCGCAGACACGGGCGAGTTCAGGGTGATGTCGTAGGAGCCGTCACCATTCGGCGTCACCAGCCCGAGGTTGAACGTCTCGGCGTTCCGGCCCGGGATGTTGATGTCCACGAGCAGCGTGTAGCCGTTCGGATTCATCGCCGGGTTGTTCGGGTTGAGGACCCACACACCGACCTGACCCTGCGGGTCGAGGATGTCCCCGGTCGCATTCAGGAGACAGGTGATCGGCTGCGGGTAGAAGCTGACGGGCGGGGTGGAGGACGAGTCGATGACCTTGGTCACCGGGTGCCGGATCGTGACGGTGGTCCCCGCTGGCAACGGCACCCAGTCCGGGTTCACGTCCCCGTCGGCCTGGTCTCCGATGACATCGAGCAGCCGATACACGAGCTTGATGTAGGTGGCGTTCCCGGGCGCGGTCACGGTATAGATCTTCGGTCAAGCGCCCCCGGGGGTCTTCAGGTCTGAGGCTTGTTGGCCAGCCCGTTCACGTTGTAGTTCGTCACCGCTGCCCAGTTGCCGAGCTTCGGCAGCAGGTTCCAGAAGCTGACGTTCACCGGCTTGCCGGGCGTGGCCGGATCGTTGAAGGCGGGCACCGCAGTGCCCTGCAGCTTCTTCACCACAGCGTTGGCGATTGCGTCGATGTCGGCTGGTGTCACGTCGTCCTCCGATGCTGGCGGTGCTGGGGTCTGGCTCTGACCAAGGATGGACTTGGCCCTACTGATGGCCGTAGCCACGTCGCCCGGCCCACGGCAGAACCCGTAGTGCATCGGGTCGTACTTCTGGCCCTGGTACCGGCCACCCCAGTAGAAGAACAGGGACTCGAGGTCCTTCACCATGTTGGGCGGCATGTCGGACTGGAATGTCAGCGAGTACGGGTTGTAGGGGGCGTTGCAGTCGACGCTCAGCGCACCCGAGTGGCCGCTGGCCCGCTGGGTGTTGGCGATCGGCCGGTTGCTGTAGCCCCACGGGCCCCACGCCTCGCCACCACGACTCGAGAAGACGGGGTACCCGTACTTCCGGTCCATGATCTCGAAGGCGAGGTTCCAGAGCGGAACGATCTCCTTCCGCATGATGACCGTGAGCAGTTGCCCCGACGACTTGCTGGTGTAGTTCGTCTTGCCCAGCAAGGTCGCCGGAACACCCTGTGGCCAGCGGTGCGACCCCCAGGCCGCGAAGTCGCCGTTCGCGGGGTAGCCCGCGTTGACGTTGACCGTGCCGTAGGCGGACCTGGGGTAGTTGGTCACGATCCTTTACTTGTCCTTCACCGAAGACACGGTGCGGTGGGTCTCGTGGGCGGCAGCCTTGTCGTCGGCCTTGTCTTCCTTGGCGTCGGCCTTGGCTGCTGCCTTCTCATCCTTGGCCTCAGCCTTTTCGGCCTTCTCCCGTTCCTTCCGCTGCTCGTCGGTCTCCGCTACCGGGTAGGCCGGAGGCAGGGGCGGGTCAGGGGTCGGGGAGCCGGGCTCGTAGATCGGCTGGACGGGCTGGACTTCGTCGGACTGCGGGTCGGACATCGTCGTCTCCTTGGAGGTGAGTAGTTCTCTACTCTGCTTCGGCATCCTCGCCGGGCGTATCAGCCGTACCCTCAGTGTCCTCGTCGGAATCCCCGGCCCGCCCGGCCAGCTTCTCAGCGGCCTCCTGCACGTCCGGGTCCCACTCGTCCTCCGGGTCGTTGGGATGGATCTCCGCCGCCTCCGCCTCGGTCACCGGGGGCGCGGTGTCCTCGAGGTCGTCCTCGTCATCCGGGTTGAAGTTGTCGGGATCGGTCATGCTTGCTCTCCTTCTGAGGGCACCAATGCAAGGGCGGTGGGCTTGCCGGTGTTGATGTCCAGTCCGTTCTCGATGAGGAAGCGCTCGGCGCGCTGTGCCCGGATGGTCATCACGGTCAGATCGAAGTCCTTCTGGGCACTGGTCTGGCGGAGGGCTTCGATCACCTCGTCGCCGGTGATGCTGACATTCTGGCCTGTCGGGGAAGACATGGATCTCCTTCTAGCTGTGTGGGTCGACTTACGTCGGCCCGTGCGCTTCGTGCTCATCATGCAACGTCCGAGGTGGCTTGGCCACCGGAGGTCACCCCTTCGGTGGCTTGTCCTTGAACACGGCGAGTTCAAGTACATCCAGTCGCCCCGCCATGTCCCGCATCACGGGCAGCAGATAGGCGTAGAAGCGCTCGTGTTCCAGATTCTCGATGTCACCCTGCTCGTTCCGATCGACCAGCGCGTCGAAGGCACCGTCATTCGCCATCGAGAGCGCATGCACATCTTCGGCCACCGAACCGGCGATCCGCTGCGTGTACGAATGGTCTGCGTCCCACATCCCCTTGTCGATCCACGTCTTCGTGTCGAGGTCGAGGATCGCGTAGTTGGCCGGGATGACCTGCTGGTCCAGCTTGTGAGCACTGAGCGACGTGGATCGCTGCAGGGTGCCGGAGGACACGACCACCACGTTGGCCGTACCCGTCGTGGTGGTGTTGTACACGGCCGCGCACTGGATCGCCGTCGTCGTGATCGTCAGGGTGCCGACCGCGCTCACCGAGAACTGCGCCTGGTCCGTGCTGCTGCCCACCGCTTCACGCAGGAACAGCGGCTTGAACAGGTAGGTCCCGCCGGTGTTGATGATGGCGTAGGTGTTCGACGTGCTCAGCCGGAAGGTGATCCCGGAGCCGGTGGTCTGGACGAACAGGGACGGGCCGTCGCCCTGCAGCGTGGTGTTGGTCGAGTTCTGGGCGAGGATCGTCGTCAGGCCGCTGCCCATGAGTTGGATGCCGCCGGTCGACAGGATGTTGATGTTGTTGCTGGTGAGCGTCGTCGCCGTGGTGCTCTGGATCACGATGTTGCCCTGGCTGGTGATGGCAATCGCGTTCGTGGCGAGGATCTCGGCCTGTCCGAGAGAGCCGGTGACGTCGAACTGCGCGTACTTCGTGGAGTTCCATGCGCCAGCGAGCAGCACCGTGCCGCCGAACGTGACGTCGGAACTCAGGGCGAGAATCGCGCTCTTGATCCCTGCGCCCCACCCTCCGGGCGGAGTCTCCAGGTTCATAAACGTGGTGTCGGCGTCGTTGATGCCGGACCCGGTGACCTGGATGTAAGCCTTCCTACCCGCCTGGGTGTAGAAGTTGGCGGTCCCCCAACCGAGACCTCCACTGTCCGTGGTGATCTCGACCCGACGCCCGGACGTAGCCGTCTGAACAAGGGCACCCGTCACGGTGCCGCCGACGATGCTGCCGTTGACGATGTTGAACGAGCCGGGGGTCCACGACGACACAAGGACATTCCCCGGGCCGTAATCGAAGATCCCCTGCGTCCCGTAGGACGTGCCGACGATCTCGATCCGGGGGTTCGGGGACGCTGCCGTCCGGATCAACGGTCCGGTGATGGACTTGGCGTCCATCGCCCCGTCAACGACCAGCGTCCCGTCGTTGGCCAGGTTGACGATCACCTGATCGACGGTGATCGTCCCGTTCGCCACAGCGGATGCGATCCAGATACTCGCGCTGATGTTGAGGGTGTTAGCGGGCGTCACGAACAGCGAGGTCGTGGTGGTCGTCACCTGGGTCCAGGTGTTCGCCGGGATAGCGGGTGACGAGTAGACGTTGGAGGTGGAGGTCGATCCCGTGTTCAGGTAGACGTTCTGCTGCAGCACGAACTGCCCGGACGCCAGGGCTACGGAGGAATACACCCACCACGTGTGCCTGTAGTACTGCCCGACCTGGGCACCCCACCGGGCGGACGTCAGCGTCGTGACCGTGCCCGCCGTGTGGGCCACCACGGCAGCCGGACCGCCACCACGGGAGCCTGTGGGGGCCCCTGTCAACGTGCCGCCTGCGACGGTCCAGGCCAGGGGCTTGCCGGTCGCATCGACGGAGGTGAACTGCGCGTTGTCGATGAGGTTGGCGACCGAGGTGATCGTCAGATTCGACATGGTCACGGAGTTCTGGGCCAGTGCCGACCCGGCCACCAACTCAGAGACCCACTGCGGGCTGGGCGTGATCGACCAGACCCACTGCGCGATCGTCTTCCCCGGAGGATTCTGCTGAATCCAGCGGTCCCCAGCGACTTCGGTGCCCACGACGGAGGGGGTGGCAGTCGAGTAGGTGTTCGTGTTCTTGGCGTCGATGGTCGGGGCCAGACCGCCTACCCCGGTGGTGAGGTCCCCGTGTCCGACACCCAGAGGTGTGCCGGACACCTCGGTCGACGGGGCCGACTCGTTACCTGCTGCGTCCGTCGATGTGAACTTGAAGTATCGGACACCGCTGGTGGTGAGGCTGAGGGTCACCGCACCGGACTTGGACATCGTCGTGACCCGGAGACCGGCGCTCAACGCGAACCCGGGGGACGTCCCCATGTACACGGTGATGTGGTCGAAGTCCTTGGGGATCGCTGACAGCAGGTTCCCGTCCCACGCCACACCGAGCGCCAGCGGTATCGGGGTGACGGTGGGGGCCGTCGGTACCGGTGGCGGCGTTGTGTCGCCTGCGGCCACTACAGACACCGTGGAGGACCAGTTCGACGGGACGAGGTCGGGGCTGATGGCCCGGGCGGCGAACTTGTAGGTGTTGCCGGGCACGAGGTTGAAGAACGTGACGGTATTCAGGGTCCCGGCGATGGACTTCCGGTCCGTGTAGGCGAACGGGGACTCAGACGTCACGATCACGGCGTCATACGAGCCCGGGGTCATCGGGTCGGCGTCGATGCCGACGGTCACGGGGGTCCAGGCGATGCCGATGTTCGCCACCATGACGGGCGACTGAGACACCGTCGTGGTGGTGAAGGTGTTCGACAGGATCGTCGGGGCGATCGGCTGCGCCGGGACACGTATCGGTGCCCCGGTGGGGGTCGCCGGGACACGGTAGTCGTTGGACGGTGCGGCGGCACCGTAGGTGTTGTAGACGACCTCCCCGGCCTTGCCGCCCGCCGCGATGCCCTTGAGGGCCCGGTTCACCCTGTCGAACTTGGTCTTGGAGATCGTGTCCAACTCGAGTGAGTACTTGACCCGGCCGGTCGCGTCGTCCATCGAGACCGCGATCGACATCACCCGACGGGCCTGCATGTCACCGTTGCCGTAACTGCTGACCATGATCGAGTCGCCAAGCTGGAAGTACTCCCACGGGATCGGAGCCCCAGGTGCCAGGGGCTCGTACTCCGCCGGGGCGGACTCGGTGTTCCACATCTTGGTGCCCAGATACATGTTGCCGACTTCGATGCCCAGCGCCGGGTCGTAGGACGTTGCCGCCAAGTAGGTCTCGAGACGCCCGTAGTCGGTCGTGTAGCTGTTGGTCATCTCCCGCCAGTCGGCCTTCGTCTGCACCAGCACGGCGGTCTTGTAGTCGGCGGTCATCTGGAACGACCCGGACGTCATCGACTGTCCGGCCTCGATCTGTACCGCGGCCGTCTGGGTACGATCCTCGCCCTTGTACGAGTAGGCGTTGAAGGTGAAGGTGTTGGGGTCGATCCAGACGTCCATCTCGATCTCGGACAACTTGTCCACGACACTCGAGTAGTCGTCCTGCCCGATGCTGAACGTCCACGGCAGGGCCGTCGACCAGAGGACACCATTCGAGTCGTAGAGCCTGGTGAACCCGAGCGCCAGGCTTCCGCTCTGGAACGCCCATACGCCTCTTGTCCCGGCCTCCTTGAACAACGTTGCCAGGATCTCCCCCGGAGTCCACCCAGGAGGCGATGAGGGATATGCGTTGCACACCCACGTCGGGTCGCTTTCGACCACCCGCTCCGCCAGCACCGGAGAGCCCGCCGTCGAGTCGTCGCCAGGCTTCTGGCGATACATCACCAGGATGAACGCGCCTGCCTGCGGCGACAGACACGTCGCCTTGACCGCGAGCGTGTGGAACCCGGCCTTGAGGGTCACCGACGCCTGACCCATGGCCGTCCAGTTACCGCCGTCCGGGGTGGTCACCAGGGGCTGTGAGTCTATGTACGCCTCGTAGCGCTGGTCCGCCCCGATGTAGACCGCATAGGTACCGTCCACGAGAAGGGTGAACTCCTTGCGGAAATACACGTCCCCCTGGCGGTGTGCCGGTGGGTACGTCCGGGAGTTCTCATTCCAGATCCAGTTGACGTCACCGGCGGCAGGAGGCCAGGACTGCGGGTAGTACCGCCACGGATTCCCGGTGCCCGCCGTCTTGTTCCAAAGCTGGACGCTGCTCTGGAACGCCACATTCACCGGCGGGACCCAGTTGCCCGAGACGTACCACGTCGACCCGGTCCGGTCGGAGGCGAAGCTGAACACCCGGGACGTCACGTCGTGCTTCGCGTCCGTGCCGAACTCGGAGTGGACGACGGCGTCCTTGAGCCAGGTCCGAAGGCCCTCGCCCGAGACGCTGACGATGACCCCGGCGTTCTCGGCGTCGGAGGCGATGCCGACATTGCGCTGCTGGACGATGAACGCACCACGGTAGACGCCGTTGACCTTGACCCGGATCACTCGCCGGAAGTTGATCGCCGCCGGGTTGGCGAAGAGTTCGGGAGCGTCACCCTTGATGTCGAACGACCCACCGCCGGGCCCGAACTCTTCGAGGTACTTGATGTTGAACGCATTGGGGAGCAGACAGACGAACGCCAGGGGCCACGCGGACCACGCCTCTAGTTCAATGCCTTCGTTCGCCATATTCGCCCTCTAAACGGGTCAGTGGTACGCGGGGTAGTAGATCAGGTTGGTGTCCACGGCCCCGCCACCCGACTCCGCCAGGAACTGGGTCGCGCCGGGCACCAGCGGGAACCAGAGCCGGGAACCCGTGTGGGTCAGGTACTGAAGGAAGCTGGTCTTCGAGTCGTTCCGGTACATCAGATTCAGGTTGGAGTCGACAACGATGTAGGTCCCCGACGGGACGGACGCCCCGGACCGGACGACGATGTTCTTGCTGACGTTGGTCATCTGCGGTGCGGTGCCCTTGTTGAAGAGAAGCTGCACCCGGTTCGTCATGGCGTCGCCCATGACCGTGAACGTGAACACCGAACTGCCGACGAAGTGGATGTTCTGGGGCGTCCGGTCGTAGAAGAACGGGTCCGCGAGCCGGAGGTCCACGGTGAACGCCCCGTGGTAGGGCCCGACCATCTCCGACGTCAGCCCGTCAGCAAACTCGGCCTTGGCGTCCGCGATGACGACGTTGCCGTCGTCGTCGTAGAACCGCTTGGTCAAGGTGATCTGCCGCCCGGTCTGCCACAGCAGGTGCCGGAGCTTCCGCCAGTTCTTCTCGTACTGCTGCCGCATCGCGGTGCCGGTGGGTGGCTTCACGCCACCCTCGGTCGTGCCCTGCACCCACATCGCCAGCGTGATGGTCTTCGAGTCCGGCACCTTCGGCACCCAAACCTTGCCGGGCCGGAACGGGACCAGGACGTCGTCGCCACGGAGCGGGGCCACCTTGTCACGGTCCCCGCCCAGCGATGCGATGTTGAAGGCGTAGGTGTTCAGGGGGGTGCCGTCGACCTCCCAGTACATCGTGGTGGTGTTCGCCATCTCAGTTCGTACTCCCCGACAGGTAGGCCAACGACCGCACCCGACTCGAGAGCGAGTCCGACGCAGGCTCGGGGCGAGGGTTGTGGACGTGCAGTTCCTTGATCGTGATGCCCCGATTCACCGTGGAACTGCTACTCACCGACGCACCAGAGTAGGTGCCCAAGTAGTTGGACCCTCCGCCGACGGACCCGCCGTCCGCCAGTAGTCCGGTGCCGCCCACCAGAGCCTCTACGAGCCCGCCTGCGGCGTACGGCAGGTAAGGGCCCCCGTGGGCCACGGACCTGGGTCCTGGGGTGTTCTGCAGGCTTCCGTACCTGTGCACGGCGTAGTTGATGCCCGCATAGATGTTGGCCAGCGGGTCCATGATCCCCCGGCCCACGTAGGGGCCCGCGTACTTCTGGAACACCGACGGGATCGTCTGCATCAGGCCCTGGCTGGGGTGCCCGGCCCGGGCGTTGGAGTCGGTCAGGTTGATCGCGGTCGGGTTGCCGGAGGACTCGTTCTGCATGATGAGTTCGACGGCTGCCAGGTTCGATGCATTGTCGCCTCCCACCCCTAGGATCTCGGTCAGTGCCTGGTGAATCAGGGCCTCCCACTGCTTCACCCCGGCGGACGGGTTGTACGCGCCCACTCCGGTACCCGGCCCGGTGATCGACTTCCCGGCCTTGGTCGACAGGAACCACGGGGACTTGGCATCGGCCTGCGCCAAGAAGCGCCCGATCTCGTCGGAGGTCCGCTGGACGGTCGGGATGAGGAACTTGGCCATCGGGGTGTTGCCGATGGCGTCGACCATCAACGGCAGGGCCGTCTGCGCGGCCTTCCAGACCCCGGCATAGCCCGCCCGGCCGACCGACGTGGTGTCCTTGCCGACCGTGACGTTGCCCTGCCCGAACGTCGGCATCTTGAGCCACGGCGGGATCACTACCGGCTTGGGCTGGACGGGCCCTCCGGCGGCGTACTTGTCCGCGTGGTTGAGGAAGTTCAGGTACTCGGTCCCCAGGCTCTTGACCGCGTTCTTCCGGATCACGTACTCGCCGGGGGTCAGCAGCGCATGGACGGTGTCCCCGGTACCGGAGCCGGGGATCACCCCGCCGGTCGCGGCCCTGGTGGCCTGTGTGCCAGTGCCAGTACGTGAAGCAGAGCCGCTACTCGTGGTGCCAGTACGGGGGGAACTGCCGGACGACGGCGTGGACGCTGTCGGAATGGTCGACACGGGCGGGATCTTCGTCGCCCCGATCCAGGTCAGGATCGTGTTCAGCGCCGGGATCAGCCACTTGTTCAGGACCGTGTTGACGATGTATGCGACCGGGGCGGCAACTGCCGCACCGACTGGGGCCCAAGCGTTGGTGATCGCGGTGACGGTGCTGCCGAAGATCCCTCCGAAGTAACCGGCCCAATCGGAGAACGGGTCCTTGGCGTCCGACGAGTACCCGGTGAAGTCCCCGGAGGCGGAGTCGAACGGCTTGGTCAGTGCGTTGTAGCCGTTGTTGCCGCTGGTCCCCATGCCGGTCTTGAACGGGGAGCCGAACGGCGTCCTGGCGTCCGTCGCGGTGCTGGTGAAGTCCCTGTCCGTGTTGTCGAACGACCCGTGGAACGCACCGTAGGCGTTGGCCCCGGAGGTCCCCATAGTGCGCTCGGTCGAGGAACCGAACGGCTTGGTGGCAGCGGTCGCGTCGCCCTTGAAGTCGCCCTCGGCGTGATCCCAGGGCTTCCGGTAGGCGTCATACGTCTGCTGCCCGGCCTTGGAGGCGGACGACTTGGTCGACGGGTCAACCTTGTACTTCGTGTTGATCGTCATTACGGACGGGCGACCACCTATGCCGCCACCGCCGGATGCGCCGGTCGCCTTGGCACCCGTGGTGGCCGGTCCGGTAGGACCGCCAGCACCCCGACCAGTGCCGGTTGCACCGCCGGTGCCTGTCTGGGGAGTACGCGAGGTAGTAGGACCGCCAGCGCCACGGCCAGTGCCCGTACCACTAGCCCTCCCCGTACTGTTCTGGGCTGGCCTGGCAGCAGCGTGCGGGACCTGCTCGTCATACGTCGAACCGGTGCCGATGGGCGGGTTGACGTACTTGACGTGGACCGACACCGTGCCGTCGGCGTTCTGAGTGAACTCGAGCCCGTACTTGGCCGCAATCTCAGGGATCGACAGCAGACCCTTGTCGAGATCCGCCTGGATCTTGGCAGCCATATCGGGCAGGAACGCCCCGTTGAACGTGCCATTCACGTCGGGCATCTGGGCTTCGAGGGTCGCCTTGGCCAGCGCCAGCCCATCGGCGGTGGACTGCCCGAACTGGGCGATGAAGGTCTTCAACTGCGCCGGGGTGTAGGACAGCAGTTCCTGCAGCAGCGGATCGGCCTCGGGGCCTAGTTGCGCCAGTGCGGTCGCAACGTCCGGTGGCACCTTCTTGGCCACTGCGACGAGGTCATCGGCCCACTTGTGGTTGGTCTTGAAGTCCGCATCGAGCGTGTCGAGGATGTCCTGGGCGGTGATCTTGATGTCGTCGCCCATACCGGTCACGGCACCGGAGGCGTCGGCAGCACTCCCGGCGATGGAGGTGGCCGCACCCGACGCGGCCGAAGACATGGTGCCGTAAGAGGTCGAGATGCCCTCCGCGACCTGCTCGTAGGTCTTCTCCGCCGCCGTCTGGGTGGCAACCTCGGCAGCCGCATCCTTCTGGACGGTGGCGTTGTAGTCGTCCTCGGCCTGCTGCTTCGTCTTCGCCGCGTTGGTCTGGGTGGTGGCGAGGTTGGCGTTGGCCTTGTCCAGATCGGTCTGGGCCTTGGTCAACGACGCCTGAACGGTGTCGTCCTTCTTCTTGGCTCCCGCCAGAGTGGTGTCGGACGTCGACTTCGTCGCCTTCGCAGCGGCCAGCCGCTTCTTTGCGGCGTCGACATCCTTGTTGGCGTTGTCGAGAGTCGACTTCCAGTAAGCCTTATCAGATCCCTTGGAGTCCTGGTAGTTCTTGGCGGCGTCGTTCCGGATCTTCTCGGCGGCGTAGACGTCGCCCTGGGCCATCAGGACCGCGTCCCCGGCCTTGGCGTTGTCCGTCTGTGCGACAGTCAGGGCTGCAGAGGACTTGTCGGCCTCCTTCTGCAGAGCGTCGACCTTCATCTGGGTCGCGGTGACGACCTTCTCCGCCGCCGTTACGGTGGCGTCGGCCTCGTCCTCTTCCGCCTTCTTGATCTTGAGGGCGGCAGCGTCCGCCGCCGTCTGGACCTCTTGGGCCTTCTTGATCTCGGCGTCCCGGGCGTCGGACGCCTTCTGCGTAGCCTGCTGCTGGCCCTGGTAGTCGGGACTCGAGCCCCCTCCACCGCCACCTCCGCCACCACCGCCGCCACCGGTCGCGGTGGTCCCGGTCTGCTTGGCCTGCAACCGTTCCCGGGTCCGCTCCACAAGAGTGGTCGGGTCGGCAGCGGACTGGTTGGCCGCGTTGATCGCGGTCTGGATGGCGGCGGTGGCGGCGTCGGCTGCCGAGATCGTCTTGTTGAGGGAGTTGGTGACGTTGTCGATGCCAGCCGGGTTGACAGGTGTTGCTGCAAGGTCGATGAACGACTGGATCTCGGCGTTACTTGCATTGGTGGTGTCCCCGAGACTGGCCATCCGCACAATGAACTGATCCAGGGTCTCGCCACTCGTTGCTGCCTTCGCGTACAACTCAGCGAAGCCCTTAGCAGTGAAGAGCAGACCGCCGGTGGTGCTGGTAGTGGCCTCTCCGGCGGCTTCGATGACCTGCCGGGCGTTTGTGAGTGCCCCGTAGGCATCGGTGGAGGCACCGCCAACAGCATTCCAGGCACCTGCGTAAGTCAGAACGGCAGTCCCGGCGTCAGTGACCGCACCGATAACACCGTTCTTCATCTGTAGCCCGGAGATGATCTGTGCTATCGCAGAGGCCCCGGCCTGATTGCCGACAAGCTTGTACTGATCCTCAAGACCGCCCAAGGTATTGGACAGCGTGGTGAAATCGCCATTCGATGCAACGATCGCGTCGATGACCTTGGACATATCGACGCCTGCAGAGGTGAGAGCCCCAACGGCAGCAGGCAACTGGGTCTGCAGGGTCTTGAGAATCCCGTCCCTGACGGCTGTGTTCATCTGACCGAACGCAGCGACGTTACCGAGAATCCCGTCGGTCAGGGTCTTGGTCGACACACCGATGTCGTTGAACACCGTGACGTAGTTCTTGCCGGTGTCGTTGACCTGCAAGCCGTGGAGGATCTGGGCCTTGGTGTTCTCGGTGAACGCCGCCGTGTTGGTGTCGATGGTCCCCGACAGGTCACCGATGGCCTTGCCCGTAATCTCGGCGGCGGTCGCCGCTCGCTTGTTCGCGTCAACGAACAGCCCGATGGCCGTAACGACCAGGCCGACGGCGATGCCGATGATGCCGAAGGACGACGTCATCGCGGTCCCGATGGACCGTGCCATCGCTATGAGCTTCGGGCCGAACCCAGCCAGCAGGCCGAACGCGATCATCAAGACCTGCACGCCGCCAGGCAGCTTAGAGAACCACCCGAACAAGGCTTCGAGCCCGTCCAGCAGCGGCTTGATGCCGTCGAGCACCACGGACAAGACCGTGGCCAACGCCTGGGCTGCAGGGACCAGTGAGGCCGCGAGGGCAGTAGCCACATTCTGGACGACGGGGATGAGAGGTTCGAGGGCCTTGAGGAACGAGTTCCCGGCCGCTTCGAGCGAGGTCTTGAACTTTGGGGAGATGAGGGTCAGACCGTAGACAGCCGCGCCGACGAGCCCGACCTTGAGTGCGAGACCGCCGAACTTATCAGCGAGTCCGGAGATGGCCTTGCCGCCCGCAGCACTGGTGGCCAGCGAACCGATCCCCGAGATGACCTTGTCGAGCCCTATCCACTTGCCGACGGCGAGTGCGGCACCTACGGCACCCAGACTCGTTGCGACCTTGCTGAGAATCGGGGCGATGTTCGGGTTGGCGGTGATGTCCTTGAACCGGGCGGCAAGCTTCTCGAGGGTCCCCAGGAACCCTTGGAAGGCACCCTTGCCGCCCGCGTTGAGCAGGTTGGTGACGGCATCGACAATGTTCGCAATCCCCTGGATCAGCCCGTGCCCGAGGGACTGGACGTTCAGGGAGGCGAACAGCCGCCCGAGCGCCGGGCCGAGCACGGTCCGAAGCTGCTCGAGGATCTTGATTGCACCCTGGATGTTGGTGGTGTTCGAGCCGACGGAGGCAAGCCCCTTCGCCATCGAACTGAACAGCTTGCCGATCTCCTGCAGCAGCGGATAGATGTCGGTGAAGAACTTGTGGAGCTTGTCCCCACCCTCAGTGCCGACGGCCGTCATCGCCCGCCACTTGGCGGTGATGTTGACCAGCCCGGTGGTCATCGAGTTGGTGAACCCGAATGCCGCTCGGCCCACGTTGGCGAACGTGATGCCGATGTTCTTGATGATCTGCCACCACTCGGACAGCCGCTCCCTGACCACTCCCAGGTAGGCGGCGAGCTTGCCGGAGTCGCGTGCGGCAGTGACGAACGAGTTGAAGTTACGGGCCCCGGCCGCAAGCCCGTTGGCAATGGACTGGGTGAACGGCCCTGCCGCCAAGGTGATGTTTCGCAGGGCATCCACGACGGACAGGAACGCCTGACCCATCGTGTGGATCAGGGTGACGTTCCGCTGGGCGATGGTGGCGAAGTCCCGCTTGAACGGGCCGCTGGACATCATCCCGATGCCCTGCGCGGTGACGTCCCCGATCGCGCCAGCGGCCTTGGAGAACAGGTTCGAGATGACAGGCAGCAGACCCCGGATGTTTCCTAGCTGCCCCACCAACGGACCGAAGAACGCCTGCTGGGACGCCGACGTGAGGTTCTTCCACGCCCCCGCCATCCCGTGGACGCCCTCCACGAACTGCCGGGCAAGCGGGGACAGCTTGGCCAGCGCCGCAGCCAACTGTTCCTGCGCCGCACTCCCGGACGTGGCGGCATCAGTGGCGTTCTGCTGGGCGTCCGCCAGCGACTGCAGGGCGGAGGCGACCTGCCGTGCCGCCGTGCGCTGGGCCTCGGCGGCATCCGCCTCGGTCTTCATCAGGGCCCGGACGGTGTCCTGCTGCTGCTTGTTGGCGTCGATCACCGCCTGCTTGGCGGCAACGACCGCGTCGTCGCCCTCGATGCCCTTGGTGGTCGCGGAGGTGAGCGCGGCCTGATTCTTGGCGTTGGTCGACCGGGCGTCGGAGAGGTCGAGTTCGGCGTTCTTGAGGTCGAGAAGGGCCTGCTGCCGCTCCAACTCGGTGGACGTGGCGTCGTGGGTGATCTTGGTGTAGTTCTGCTGGGCCTTGGTCAGATTGATCTGCGCCTGCTCGAGATCCAACGTCCCGTGCCGGGTGGCGTCCGCCAGATTCTCGAGGGTGACGACCGCGTTCTTCCGAGCGTCATCGAGTTGCTTCTCGGCATCCAGAACACCACGACTGGCACCGGCGAGGGCTTCCTCGGCCTGGATGATCGAGTCGTTCGATTCCTTCCAGGTCCGGGCCTGGTTCCGCTTCGCCTCCGCCACCGCATCGGTCGCGTCCGCGATGGCCTTGTTGGTCGCGGCCACCTGCTTGGCGGTGGAGGCCGACGACCCGGTCGCGCTCCTGGTGGCTGCTGTGTACGCCTTGAATGCGGCCGACACCCCATGCAGGGCGGCGAACATGCCACCGAGTCCCGCGCCGATCGCAGCGAGGGACGGCAGGACGGCGACAGCGGCTGCCGCGAGGGACCCCAGGGACGCTACGAGCCCCACCAGCCCGGCACCCAACGCCGACAGCATCGAGATCAGCGGGCCGATGTTGGTGATGAGCTTGACGATCAGACCGACTAGCAGGAGCCCCGTCGAGGGAACACTCCCTAACGCATCCCCGACGGACTTGAGCGCCTTCCCCAACGTGCCGAACACGGAGGACGAGCCCCGTGCGGACGCCTTGTTCCGGTCCAGACTCTGGGTGGCCTTATCGACGTCCCTGCCGAGATTCTCGGCCTCCCGGGCAGCGTCCCCCTCCGCCTTTTCGAGATTCTCGGCCTCCCGGGCAGCGTCCCTGGCCGATGACGAGTGCCGGGACTGGGCCCGTCCCAGCGCCTCAGCGGCTGCTGCAGCAGCCGCTGCAGACGCGGCCTCTTCATCCATTGCGGCGGCGTTGAGTTGGGCGTCGCGGGCAGCCTGGCGGGTGTTCTTGGCCAGGGTGTTCATCTCGACGGAGGCAACCTTGAGGGCAGCCGCCAGGACGCCCATCAACGCGGCGTCGCGCGCCGCCGCGTCGGACTCCTTCTTGAGTTCCGACGTCTTCTTGGAGATGGCGGCAGCGGCCTCGGCGGAGCCCCGCACGGACGAGGCGTTGGCGGCAGCCTCGGACGCTTGGAGTTCGTTGATCTCCTGCCGGGCCTTCTTGACCTCCCGGTGGAACACGGCGAAGTCAGCGACCGCCTGGTACGAGACCCTCACGTTGTCGGCCACGGTCTCGCACTCCCTCCAAGGGTCAGTGGCTCATCCGCGACCCGAACACCGCCATGATCGCTTCGTAGGACCCGGCCTCCGGCTCAGCCTGGACCTTCTCCCGGGAGTCGGTCTTGCCGTAGACCCACTCCCATTCCTCTCTGTCTTCGGTGTCGAAGAAGGTGCTCTCCTGTGCGATCTCGGCCGGGTACTTCTTGGTCTTCTTCGGATCGACCTGGATGGACGCTGCCTCCCAGTACGCGAGCGTCCGTGCGTGCCAGGACGTCAGCCTCACCGTCTGCCGGAACGTGTCGTGACGGCGCAACTGGATGGCCGCGAGGACCTGATTGAACCGACAGAACGGCAGGTCCAGGATCGTGTCGTCGGTCCACCCGTACTCCGCAGAGATCAGATCGAAGCCAGTAGCGAAGCTGCCGACGATTCCTCGAGGGTCGTATCGTCCTCGTCGGTCTGGTCGTTCTCCCCGGACTCGTCCGTCTCCGGAATCGGCGCGGGCTTGGGAAGCTGTCCACTCGCTTGTGCCAGCCTCACCATCCCGCCCAGTCGTTTCCCCAGGCTCATCAGGTCGGAGGACTCGTTCCTCACGATGACCTCGATGATCGACAGGGCGTCATCCATCTCGGGGTTGTGCAGGTAGGTGTAAAGCTCCCCGATCAACCGGTCGTTGGTGGCCTTGGTGGTCTTGTCCTTGGCCCCCTCCACCCAGCCCTCGGGGCGACACATGATCCGGAGGAAGTCGATGGTCTCGTCCTCGGACTCCGGCAGCGACAGGGCGATGATCGTAATCATCTTCTGGATGAACGCCTCGGTGCCCTCGTCCGGGTCCATCCGGATGGTCGCCAGGAAGTTCCCTGCACCGTGCGTGATGATCTTCAGCAGCCGGAACAACTGCCGGGTACGCAAACGCTGGACCCTGATCTCGAATCCACTCGCCGGGAGGGTGAGCGGGGTTCCGGCATCGAGGTCCAGCGCGCTGAAATCTGACTCTGCGGTCGTCATGCGACTCTCCTAGTTCGGGCAGGCCAACCGGCCTACCGGATCACCAGCGGTTCACCAACCGGCCGATAGCCGGGTCGACCAGGGCGGTGCCCTTCTCGTCCACGGACGACACTACGGCACGGCCGTGGTAGTTGAGCTTGAGCCCGTCCTTGAAGGTGGGGCCGTCGAAGCTCATCGGGCCGAACTGCACACGGAACAGGACGAACTCCATGGTCCGCACGACACCGGCGGAGTCACGGGAAGGCACCCGGATCAGCATGGGCTTCGGGGTCGTGTTGAGGGACCCAATGGACCACAGCGGCAGGCTGTAGTAGTCGTTGGGGGCAGTGCCGGACGACGTCACCACCGTGTTGGTCAGCGTGGCGATCAGGGAGAACGGGACGTACCCGCCCTGCACCGTGATCGTGGCGAAGTTGAACCAGTCCCAGACCGACAGGACGACGTCGTCGCCGTTGTTCTGGTAGTCGGCGGTGTCGAGTTCCACCGTCCCCTGGTTCACGCCATAGATGTCACCGTTGACCAACTGCGCGCCGGTCGTGCCATCGAGGATCGCCGCGTGCGAGATCGAAAAGCCCTCGAAGATACCCGTGGCCATAACCTGCTCCTAGTCCGAGGTACGGCGTCAAGCGCGCGAAGGTCTCACCACTCTTATCGGCAGCACCTACCGGGGCACAACGACCGTCTCGACCTCTTCACCCAGGATGTTGAACCGGTGGAGCACCCGGGCCACGTCCTGCCCCTCCCGGCGGAGGGAACGGCAGCAGTCGGAACAGGCGAACTCGATGAGGTTGCCGTCAGTAATCTTCGGCTTCTCACCCTCGGACACCACGATGGCCAGCAGGCGACGGGGCCCGACGGGGCAGCGGATCTGGGTCTGGGTCTCGGTCACGGCATTCCCCGGATCAGGGTGACCTCACGACGTTCGAGGTTGTTGGCGATGGTGAACAGCCGCTCGACCACCGTCGACCAGTTGCACATCGCGGGGATCGTCCGGGCCGCGATGTCGCCCTTCTTCTTGGCCTCGTCACGGTTCCGGTAGGCCGACAGCATCGCGGCCTTGAGACCTTCCATGTCGATGTTCGCCCAGTGCACGTCCGGGTGGAACGGCATCTGCCCCAACGTGACCGGCACCGGGTAGGCGTACTCATCGGAGAGCCACTGCGCATGCCCGCCCCAGTTGCTGGCGATCACGGTCCCGCCGGTGGACAGGAACTCGAGGGCCGGGAGGTTCTTGCCCTCCCCATGCGACGGTGCCAGGAGGACGTGCTGGTTCCGGTAGAACTCCTTGAGCACGTCCATGGGCCAGGTCTCGTAGTGGATACGGAGCTTCGGGATCGTCTCCATGATCGCCGGGTGCAGCGAACCGGACGTGTCCTTGAGATGTAGCTCGGCACCCTCGAACTCGACCGGGTACTCCGTCTTCAGTTCCTTGAAGGCGGCGATCGCGGCGAACGGATTCTTCCGCTCGCTGAGCACCCCGCACATGGCGAAGCCGAACCGGTCGGAGAACCAGTCCCGCTCCACCGCGCCCCAGGGCTCGGGGTCGTAGCCGCCCTGCAGCACCAACAGCGGCAGGTCATCGGGACAGTGCGGACGCATCGCCTCGGCGGTCACCTCGTCGTAGCAGAGGATCGCGTCGAAGGTCTGGAAGTGGTAGTCGATCTCGCTCAGATTCTTGGCGTCCATATTCGCCAGCGAGTCGAACTCCCACATCGTCCAACCGATCAGCCGGTCGCACGCCTCCCGCATCTCGGGCGACGTCCGCAACTGCGCAGGGTCGAGATGGATCAACCCCAGATCGAACGGGCCGACTAGCGGCTTGGTCAACAGCATCGCCACCTCGGTGGGCAGCGGGGAACTGACGAACGTCGGCTGCAGATACACCTCCCAGCCGAACTCGAGGAACGTCTGGGCGAGCCCGATACCGTCCCGTCCGTAGCCGCTGAATATCGACAGCGGCACCTTGAGTAGCACGGACGGACGGTGCGACTTCATTCGTGGGCTCCTAGCCTCAACCGAGCACGATGTTGAAGGTGGCCATCGCTTGTCGCATGTGGTCACCGTCGATCACCGGGTAGAAGATCGGCTCCGACGAGCCGAGCGACGACAGCACCCGGAGATCTCCCCACAGGTATTCGTCAGCGGCGGGCAGGTGCAGTAGCCGGTAGAGCGCGACGAACGTGGTCTCGATCTTGTCGGTGGTGTCGTCCTGCACCACGTTGTTCCCGCCGTCCCGCTGAGGGTCGGCCCAGATGTCGCAGGCCAGCACCGGGAACCGGGCCGTGTTGTGTTGGTTCGGGGTGGCCCACGACCCGTTGGTCCGCACCACCACCGCGACGGCCCCAGAGCCCTCTACGGTCGCCTGCAGGTGGTCCCGGAACAACCATGTGGCCGAGACGACATCGAAGCCCAGTGTGGCCGTCAGGGCCGTCTGCGCCGACAAGTACTTCCATGTCGCCAGGGTCAGGGAGTCGGTCACAGACCACCGCCCTTGAGGGTGTCGGCCAGAGCCCGGGTGTACTGCTCCCCCATCTGCGACGCCTGCTCGATGAAGTCGTGCGTCCCGCCCCGCTGGACCTCATACCTGGCGTACCGGACCGGGTCGTGCGGACTGCCTGGCGACGGCCCCCCGAAGGCGACGGTCCCCGTCCAGGAGGACTCCTTGATCTCGGAGGACGCCTCCCCGGAGTTCTTGAGGGACCCGGTGATGACGTGCACGAGCGACGCGGTCGCGGCGAACACCCGGCCGAGTGCCGCCTCGAGATGGGTGGGATCGCTCCCCGGCAGCGTCACGAGCCTGTCGAACTCCCTGGTGGCCTGAGACATGTCCGACTTGATGATGAGCATGACTACGGGCCCACGGGAGGATTCGGGAACTGCCCGGTCAACTGCTGGGACGTCTCCACGATCTGCACCTCGATGTGGTGCTGGGCCGAGTAGGCCACCGCCTGGTCCGGGATCTGCCGGATCTCGAAGACCCCGGGCACCGGAATGACTCCCTTGGAGTTCGGGATCGCCTGGACCCGGTCCCCGGCCTTGATGGCGACGGTGGACGCACAGAACATCACCCCGACGTGGTCGGGAGCCTTGCCCGCCTCCGTCGGCATGGGTGCGTCCTTGCCTGGCCGGAGGAACGTCAGGTCCAACCGGCACGGCACCGCGTTGAGCGGGGCACCCACCGGCACCCAGTCGATCCGCATCATGCCGTCGACATTCGTGGTGCTGGGCCGGAGCACCTTGACCAAGGAGTTGTAGAGGTGAGAGATCACTTGGGGTCTTCCCCACGGTAGAAGGCGGGGATCGGGTACCAGTTGAGGTCATGCGGGGCCAGCACGACACGCTCCCCGTCGATCTCCACCATCGGCCAGTCTTCCTCGAACACCCTGGTCGACGTGTGCGTGACGTTGAGGACCGCACACACCCCAAGCTGACCGACCGCGAGGTCGAACCAACTGATCCCCGTCGGCAGCCCGGCCCGCACCGCCTCGGTGACCCGCACCGTCGTCCGGGACGTCTGCCGGGGCATGGAGTAGCTGTACGAACCGATCGTCTCCGACTGGAACGGGGCAGCCGCAAGCTCGGCGTACTGCTGCCCCAAGTAGATCTCGTCGGCAATCGAGAGGACAGCAAACTCGGCCAACTGGGCCTTGTCGGGTTCGGTCGGCCACGAGTTCTCATCGAGACAGGTGGCGAACTTGAACAGGATCTCGGCCTGCAGCAACGACATGTCGACGTAGGCCGTGTTCGTGTAGGACTCGACGGGACGCCCGGTGAAGTCCGACAGGTCGAAAACCGTGTAGTCCGGGTAGGTCGCCACGGTTCCTCCTGGTGTCGGCTACCGGGTGGCAGGCATCATCGGCGGGCGAGGTCGCCTGTCCTCTGTTGACTTCGGATTCCCGGTGGCGTCGAGCCTGGCATGCGGCCACGGGCCCTCCCGCCACATCACCTTGCCCCACGAGTCGATCTGGTCGGACTCGGTCTGGGACATCCAGGTCTTGCCCTTCCGGTCCAGGGTATCGGCGTACTTCTCCGGGGTGACCTCGACCTCCTGGCCCTGGTACCAGACCCGGCCCCACGCGGTGAACCCGTCGCTCACGAAGTGGATGACCGGGTTGGGGGTGTCGTCGGGGACGACGGGGACGGTGGGGTCCAGGTGCTCGTCCTGGTCGGTGACGACGGGGATGTCCAGGGCCTTGGTGTTGGCCCGGACGGCCGCGTCTTCGGCGTCCTTCCGGGCCTTGGTCTCCGCAGTCTCGGGGACGACGGCGGGATCGCCGGTGGGTGGGCGCTTCTCGGGGGGAAGACGCTTGGCAAGATCCTCGAGCCTGAGTTCAGCCACGGGTCAGAGCCCTTCTGTGGGACGGCAGTTGACGGCAGTCTATTCGGTGGGCCCGGGCTGCAGCTTCTCCACGGCGGTGAGCACCTCGGCCACGTCGGCGTCCTCCTGTTGCTTGACCTCAACCCTCGCGGCCTGCCACGCGGACCAGTGGCCGGACACCAGCGCCCACAGGGACAGTGCAGCCACGTAGGTCACCGAGGTGATCCAGCCCGTCCAGATCGACACCGGGATCATCACGACCCAGAACAGCGCCAGCCACCCGTTGATGCGGCGCATGAAGACGGGATCACCCTGCACCATGGCCCACAGGCTCTTTATCACGGGACGTGAGTACCCAGGAAAGACAACGGGCCCGGAGCACGAAGCTCCGAGCCCGCTGGCCGAGTCCCCAGGATCAGGGCGCGTCCACGTTCGTGACCACGACCATCTGCTCCGGCCGGGTGATGACCGGCATGATGCTCCACTCGAGAAGGTACTGCCGGGCGGACGGGTCCGGCTCCTTCCACGTCTTGGAGAACTTGCCGGTGAAACCGTCGGGGGCTTCGTCGTCCGCCGACGGACCGATGAACAGTTCCATCGGGCGCTGCGACGTGTAGTTGCCGATGTAGAGCGCGCCGTCCGGCACGAACATCTGGGTGTTGCCGTTGTCGTCCTGGTACTGCGAGTCGATCAGTGTCCAGTTGAGGCCGAGGAAGCCAGGCAGGGTGCCGGTCTGGTAGTACTGGTCCTTCATGCGGTCCGACAGCAGGTACGGCGCGTTGGTACCGGAGTTGGCGAACGACTGGAAGATGTACTGCGCCGTGACGTCGGTCAGGTAGGCGGTATCGGCGGCGACCCGCGCGTCCCGCACGATGAGCCGCTTCCACGCCTGCACGTCGGAGACGATCTGGTTCGGGGTGGCCGTGCTCCACCGGACGGCGGGCTTGGCGATCTTGTGGGTGGCCGGGAAGAGATAGTCCACCGCGATGGCCGCACCATCGGGGTAGGTCACGGTCAGCACGCCGGACAACGACTGCCAGAGCGTGAACTCCGCGAAGTTGTCGAACCGCATGTTGAGGTCCGTGATCTCCCGCATCACCGCCTGCTCGGCGTTGGTCGCGGCGATCTGCCCGGCGGTCCGGAGCCAGTGGATCGTGGTGGGCTCGAAGACCTTCTTCTCCCGGAGGTAGATGAAGGACGCGCTCTGCGCCGACCGGACCAGCCGGGGCACGATCTGTGCCTCGGAGTTCGGCACGTTGGGCTTGGCCACCGACCGGGAACCCCGGATGACGTCCCAGTTGACCGACGGGAACGGCCAAGGGGTCTTCGGGGTCGTGTTGAGCAGCGTCAGGGTCTCCGGCGTCACCAGCTTTTCAACGACGCCACGCAGGACCATGGGCTCGAGAAGAGAGATGGCTGGCATAGCCGTAGTCCTTTCAGACCGAGTTCGTTGCTAACTCTTTCGGCAGCGCCGCATCTTTCGATGGGCCGGTCTGCGCCTCCCCGGAGGGAACACTCGGCTGACCTTGGAGTCTGGACTCCACGGAACCGGACCGGCTCATACCCGGTCCGGAACCGAAGGGCTCAGAACGTGAAGACGTTCGTCGCGGTGTCGGCCCGCGCGTTCAGCTTGGTGATGGCGTTGGCGTCCGCACCGGAGACCAAGCTGTTCTTGAGGATTCCGGCGATCAGCATGTTCGCCTGGAACGGGCCCACCGTCGTGACGGTGCCGGTGTCCACGCTCTTCCGGAGGACGCCGGACGGGTTCTGGGACCCGTCACCGCTGCCGGAGGCATACACCTTGTAGAGCTTGGTCGCCGTGACCTGCCCCAGCACGGTGCCGGTCAGGATGACGCCCTGACCGGGAGCCAGGTGCACCCCGACCTGGGTGTAACCCCGCATCGAGGACAGGATCTCGACGTCGGACTGGGTGTCGCCGGTCACGAAACTCGGGTCGTGGAGAACGTTGCCGACGTACTGAGTCGCCATGGTCGGAGCCTTTCGGGATTACGTGGGCAGGATGGGCGAGGCCGGGGGTTACTTCTTGCCCTGTAGAACGGGGTCAAGCGTTGAAGTCAGGCGGGCGATCTCGGCGTCCACGTCAAGTTCGTGGGCATCCGATGGCGGTTCGGTACCACGCTCCTTGGAGAGCGCGATGATTGCCTTCTCCGGGACCAGCGCGTCGAACATCTCCCGGTTGGTGTTGGCCAGGGAGATCATCGGGTCGCGCTGCACCGGAAGGATGCGACCCTGGGAGATCAGGTCGTCCACCTCCCGGGAGGTGGCCTCATTCTTGTAGGTGTCCACGGCGGCGGACAGGGCGACGTTCTCCGTCGCCACGTCCACCACGGCCTTGACCAGAGCCTCGGCGGAAGCGGAGGACTGCCCGGCCGACAGGGAGATCAGGCCCGAGTCCACCATCGCGGCGGACAGCTTGGTGATCGTTCCGACCTGCGCCTCGAGCGCCACGACATCGACGCCGTGGGTCAGTAGGGCCTCGATGAGTTCCTGCTTCGTGGGCATGGCGTCGTCTCCCGGAATGTTGGGGTCAGGCTGTGCAGTGAGCGGGACCAGAACCATCGGTTCGTCTCCACCACTGTTATCGGCAGAACCAAACGCGAAGAGCGGCGACGATCCTTCAGTGGCTGTGGCCGCTATGGTCTCGAACGGATCGAGATCAACGATGTAGGGCCGGTTGGTGACTGCGACATGAAGGAGGGTCGGCCCGACCTTCTTCCCGGTCCGGGTGTCGGTGTAGTCCTGGTGGAGCATTGCGGACGCCCCGAGAAGGGTCGTGCCGATCTTCTCCGACCTGTCCTGGTCCCGGACGTCAAGGGTCGCGTAGAGCTTGTCACCGTCTCGCTCCAACCCGATGATCTCCCCGATGTTCCGGTCGGGATCTTCGGTGTGTTCGTTCTTCGGCCCGGCCAGAGGGATCTGGACGGTGGACACGACGTTGGTCGAGAAGTTGTTGACCAGCCGGTCCAGGAACGCATCGTCAATGTCGATGGTCTGCCCCGTGATGGGGTGGATCAGCGGACCCTTGGACAGAATGTGCTTCCGGAAGAGCTTGCCCGAAGCCGTCTTGGAGAGCACGACGAAGGCATCACCCGGGGAAGGCGTGAAGAACGTCTTGGTGGGCACTACAGCCTCCTACACGGGGGCCGTTGCACCCTCTTCAGTAGGTGCTGTGCCGTCCGCGCTCGCTACGTCACTGTTGTCTTCGGCAGGAGGCGGGGAGGCGAACAGGGCCTGAACCCGACGGTAGGCGGACTCGGGTGTCTCACCGGCCTCGGCGGGCACCGCCGTCCACATGACCACCGTCGGCCGCTGCCCGGACAGGTACTCACACCACTGGTCCCAGGACAGGTCGGGGAACTGGGTGGCCATCCGGAAGGCGGCGTAGTCGACGTCCGGCTTGGACGCCATCGAGTTGTAGTAGTTCGAGGTGGGGGACAGCCATACCCCGAGCGGTTCCCCGGACTCGGGGTCCTGGTGCACGGCCAGGAGCTTGCTCATCCCATCATCCCGGCTGCGTATTGCTCGGGCGTGTAGTAGCTGCCGTACTTCTGCAGGTTCTCCCGGGACTGCACCCACCAAGGATCGGTCACCAGACCCGGCGGGATGTTCCCTCCGAGCAACAGCGGGAACGGGGAGTCAGCGAAATGGACGAGCACCACGAGTACTGGTTTCGTCCGGATCTGCTCGACCTCTTTGATCTGGAAGACGTAGGCGATGCCCTGCCGGTCGTTGAAGAACTGGACCACATACGGGTCCTGTGACTCCACCTTGATCCAAGGGATCTGCATCGTGACGAAGTCGCCCTCAATGGACTCGGGGTCCCCGTAGCTGGCCCACCGCCCTATCGCGCCGTGGGGGAACGCCGTATCCCAATCGGCCTGCGTCTCGAACTTCACGGCGTCAGTCCCTTGTTCTTCTGGACCTGCTTTGAGTGTGCTGCCTGGGCCTGCGCCTCGGTCACGTAGACATCCTCGATGGGAACGCCGCCGATGGTGTCGATCCCCGCATCCTTGAGGCGCTTCAACTCGACCTGACGAGCAGCCTCGGTCTGGAAGATGACCGTCTGAGAGTAGTCGAGCAACGACACCTGCCCCTTGAGCATCGCCTCGTTGCTGGAATGCCCCAACGCAATGATGTCGTCCATCTCCCAGGGAGCCCCGGACTTCTTGTAGTTGATGTTGCCGTACTGGTCGTTCTGGAACACGTAGGACGTCGTCCAGGCCAGGACTCGAGGGTCCAGCCAGACCTTGCTGTACGAACTGAAACTGGTCGAGAGCCGGGTGTAGACCTGATCGCTCGAACCCTTCTGCTGATCGTCATCGGGGGACTGGCCCATGATGTGCGCGGCCAACGTGTTGTGCCGTTCCTCGGTGGACATCAGCGCGTTGGTCTGGGCGACCGGCGCGATGCTCCCGGACAGGCTGTGCTGCAGCCCGTGTGGCAACTTCTTCCGGAGTGCCTCGAGGTCGATGTCGAACCGGTCCCAGTGCGGTATGCCGTGCCCGTACTCGTCTCCGGCGTTGGTGCCGAAGTTCTGGAACGTCGGCATGTAGCCCTTCTTGGCGACCCAGTTGTCCACCAACTGCTTGCCCTCAAGCTCCGACCAGACCTCCCGCCACCGGGACAGTTCCTCGGCCTCAGAGGTCGCCTGGTCGGGGTGCAGCGAGGCGAACTTGGCCTTGACCTTGGCGGTCTTGGTGCTGCCCTTACGGTCCAGCAGGACGCCATACAGGTGCCGCCAGTAGTACAACTCCATCCGCTCTTCCGAGTCCATCGGCGTCATGTCGACACCGGACTGCTCGAACATGTCGAGTGCCTGCTGCAACTGGGTCGCGTCGTTCCCGACGGTCTCGACCCGGAACCATCCCTTGTGGGCCAGGCGGGCACCGAAGTTCGAGTTCCACGGCCGGTACTCGATCTTGGTGCCGTCGTTGAACTCGATGTGGTAGGCGTCACCCTCTACCTGGGCCCGGCCTTGCCCGGAGAAGGACAGGGACGCCCCGTAGTCCAGCGTGTTGCTGCCCAGCACGGTGAACCCGGTCGCCGGGTCGGTCTTGGTCATGTTGTGCTGTGGCACCGCCGCCAGATGGAACAGCGCCTTCCCCCGGGTGACCGTGAACGGAGCCGTGGGCTTGACCACCGGGCCGGGCAGAGCGTCTTCCGCCTCCGGCTTCGGGGTGTAGTCATACCGGACGAAGTGGGGAACGACCTTGTTCCCCTTCTCCTTAGCATCCAGGGCGTTGGAAGCGGCACTCAGATACAGGTCCAACATCTCCCGGTACTGCCCGGCCAGGACGGGCTTCCCGCCGAACCACTGCTCCGCCATCGTCTCGGTGTTGGTCTTGAGGGCGTTCTCGATGTCCGCCTTGGCGGTCTCGAGTGCAGCCACCTTCTGGGCGTTGTACTGCCCGTCCAAAGAGTGGTGGTTGATCGTCTTCGAGCCCTCGAAGATCGCCGTGAATAGCTGTGACTCCTTGGGCCCCTGCGACGGGTTGAGCACCGCGATGGTGGGCACCGTGGGGGTCGTCTGGGAGTGGTAGCTCTGGGACAGGTAGTTGGGGTCGATCAGCGAGTCCAGCAGTGCCGTCAGCTTGGTGTCCCCGTCCTTCCGGAGATGCCCATTGGCGACAAGCACCACGTCACCCTTCGCACTGATGACGTTCCGGACGTCGATACTCGCATCCTCGAAGTCCTTTCCCGAGAAGAACGTGGAGTGCCCGAACCGCTGTGCATTCTTGACGTCGTCCAGCAGATCCTGGGTGACCCCGGTGTGCACTCCCGGGGCGATGACACTGGGGGCCTCGGGCTTGGTGAGCCCGGCGTCGGAGTAGATCGAGTCCCAGAACTTCTCGAAGTCGGCCTCCATCGAGTTCTTCCGCGCGAGCGCGGCTTCGATGAGGGCTGCCTTGGACTTGAACTGGGTCTTCGAGAAGTCGGTCCGGTACTTGAACCCTTCCTCAAGGATCGCCCGGTAGGCGTCGTCCGACCCCTTGGTGACCGCCCGAGCCCGGGAGATGGCAGCCCGGTAGGCAGCGTCGACATTGGCCTGGTCGATCTTGCCGGAGACCATCGCGTTGTAGATCGGGTCGTAGACCTTCATGTGGTCGCCCATGACGTTCTGGGACAACATCCCACGCTTGAGCTTGTACTGCCCGAAGCGCACCCACGCCCGGCCCTTGTCGATCGGCACGACACCGCCGTCGGGGGTCCGGAAGAAGTTCTCCCAGTGTGCGTCGTCGTCGTCCAGCAGCCAGTCCAGGACATGAATGCGGGCGATGTCCTCGAGTTCCTTCTTGGTCAACGTCTTGGGGTCGAACCCCTTGAGGTCACCGGTCGACGGGATCTTGGTCTGGACCTGACCGAGATCGTTGCCGATGGTCCGGACCTCGGACGCCGCCATCTTGAACCCGAAGAGTTGCCCGGCCTTGTGGGCTGCATCCTCGGTGTACGGCCGGAACTTCTCCTTGGCCACCTTGAAGAGATACACGTTGCCGAACTGGTCCGCGACATCGTACTTCTCCCCGAACCCGCCGTACTTCGGCTGCTCGGACGCAGGCAGCTTGGTGAAGACCTTGGTCGGCGTCCCGCCCAGATCATGGACGACGCCCCACCCGTCGGCCGCAACGGTGAGTTCGCCGTATGAGTTGACCGAACTGCCGATGGTCGAGTAGAGGGCGTCGAACTTCTGCTTGGCGACGGCGGGCTGCAGGTAGGACTTCGAGTTCGGCTGGATGCCGGACAGGTAGTGCAACTGGACCAAGCCCTGCAGGACGTTGTCCTGGTTGGCCTGCAGCAGCCCCTTGGCGATCGACTTGGGGAAGATCGAGGTCAGATACTCCTGGATCTCCGGCTTGGTGAGGTGGTCAGCGAAGTTCGCCTCCGGGGCGAACTTGGCGAACCCGGCAGGGAGCGGCACGGTCTGACCGGCCGGGATCAGCGTCTTCGCCGGAAGGATCGGCTCGGTGTAGGACAGCCCCTGGGTGACCCTCTGCTTGCCGAGCGCGGTGAGCTTGTCGACGTTCTGCTGGTCACCGTGGGCGTGGTAGGACGCCAGGTTCTTGAGTTGCGGGAGGCTGAGCCCCGTCGAGTACTGGGTCAGCTTCGCCGTCAGCAAGTAGTCCTCAAGGGCCTCCTGGTTCTGTATCCAACCGATGGCCGTGGCGTAGCTGTCGGGGAACTGCCCCGAACCCTTGAGCCCTGCCGTCCCCGCCGGGATCTGGGTCGGGTCGAACGGCAGGTAGTTGACCTTGCCCGGGTTGTTCGTGGCCCCGCCGTACCCGGGGGAGCCCGGGTGGTTGACGTGGAAGGTCGCCGGGACGGTGGTGCCCTGGGAGTGCGCGGCATCGACCTCGAGTTGGTACGCCTGGTCCCAGTTGCCGGAGTACCAGGCGTCGATCCACGCCTTCCGGTAGGCCATGGACATGTGGCCCATGTACTTCCCGGCCTTACCCGAGAACCCGGCCTTGTCGACTATCTCCTTGATCGCCTTGTTGGTCGCGGTCGAGTTGTTCAGAGTGAGGTCTTCATACGCATTGGTCGTCTGGGTGATCGGGGTCCCGGTCAGCACCTTGCCGGGCTTCTCGGCACTGGCGGCAGCCGCCTCGATAGTCGTGGCGAACTTGGCGTTGGCCCGGTCGGCGGCAGAGGGCCCGCCGATGTAGTGCGCCAGCATGTTGTAGGCCGAGCCGTACTTGGCTACTGCAGCGTCCGCTGTCGCCTGGGAGCCGTAGAACGTGTACCCGCCGTAGGCGGCATGCAGCAGGTCGGTGTCGGACTGGCTGGGGGTCCAGTTGAGCATCGCCTCCTTGGCGGTGGCCACATCGAACTCACGGGACTGGAAGTAGAACTTCTTGAACGGCTTTGGCGCGACAATCGTTGTGCCGTCCAAGCTCCGGAGCCCGTACTTGTCGACGTTCCATTGCGCCGTCGTCAGGTTGTACTCGGTGGAGGTCGGGGCGGACGAGTAGTAGTCCTTGTAGATCCGGGTGAACTTGGTCCCGCCCTCGGACACGACGATCTTCTTGTCGTCGTTCCCGGTGGCCTGACCGAAGTAGGCGTACTCGCCGTCCGGGACGGGGTCCCCGGCGTGGAGGACAGTGGCCGTAATGGCCTCCCCCTCGGGCTTCCCGTCATAGAGCGGGCCAGCGTAGGTGATCTTGCCTTTGATCGCCTGCGCCTGCTCGGTGGAGATCTCGGTGGCCTTGCCGTTGGCGTCGATCTTCTCGATCAGGCCGTTGGTGAAGACGTGCAGGAACTCCTTCTTGGGCAGCGCCCAGATCCCGGCCGCGAACGGCATCGAGGGGGAGATGACGTCAGCCTTCGGGGCCTCGAGACTCGGGTTCTCACCACCGATCTGGGAGAAGTCGCCGTTGGCGAACGAACTCTTGAGAATGGTCAGATACGTCCCGGTGACGTGATCCTCCTGGGCGTTACCCGAGAAGATCTGGCCCGTCGGCACCCCATCGGCCCCGACGACAGCGAGGTACGGGTAGCCCCCGGGCGCGTTGTTGTCCTTCCACAACGTCTCCCCAGCCTTGATGGAGACCGTGTGCTCACCAAGAATGGAGTGATACGTGACATCCTGCATGGGTGCGGGCGACGGCTCGGGGACACCGTCGGACCAAACGACTTCCCCGGACTTGCCGGTCTCCCCGATGTTCGACTTGAAGTCCTTGGACTGCTGGGTGGAGAACCGGAAGTCCCCGGACAGGGCCGAGTACCGCCCGAGGTACACGCCGTGCCGATACGCCAGGTAGGACGTGCCCTGCTTCCGGATCGTGGACCCGACGGGGACAGCGGTGGTGATCGTCTGGCCGCTGGCGTTCGTCCAGGACGCCTCCACCATCGGGGAATGCAGCACCCCGTAGAACGAGTCGTGGGCCACCGTGTTCGCGTCGTCGGGATTACTGCCCGCCTCGAACGCCCCGGTCGACGTGTTGATCCGACCGATGGGGGTGAAGTTCCCGTCGGTGACGATGGCGGGCCAGGTGTCGGAGATCGACGTCTGGTGCTTGGACCAGATGAGCGAACCCTCGGGCAGCCCGGTGACGTCCTTGTACTGCGGCGGGCCCGATCCCGACGCTCCGGGGACGAACAGTGTCGCATCGTAGGTCGCGCTGGGCAGGTTGGACGAGGCGACGGCGGCGTCGTTCGACACGATCGGCGTGCCGGGGGCTACGAGGCCCTTGTACGGCTTCCAGGTCTCAGGATCGGACAAGGACTTCAACTGAACGTTGACGGACCCCTGGGACTTATCGAAGAAGACCTGCAGGTTCTGCCCGTCCGGGGAGATCGCACCGATGGTGGGACCCTGCCCGGACTGATCCTTGACGACGAACTTCCACCCCGGGTTGACGTAGTGGTGGAACCCATTGATCTCATAGAGCCCGCCCTGGGTGACCTCGCCGGAGTGCCCGGGCTCGGCTACCTTCTCCGCCTCGGCGGACAGCGTCGCACCGTTGGAGAGGTCCCCGGTGTAACCGAGAGAGTGCGCGTCCAGTTCGCTCCACTGGGACGCCTCCACAGCCTTGGCCGGACCGCCGCCAGGGGGGTACTCGGTCCACTTCGAGGAACTGCCTGCCGGACGCCGGACGAAGATCGAGGACGAACCCGGCAACGTGGCAATGAACGAGCCTGACGGGACAGCGAAGTTGCCGCCGTTGGCCAGATGGAACGTGCGTGCGCTTTCGATGAACCCCTGCTGCCCGTGGAAGGGCGAGTCGTTGACCGGAGAAATGTTGACGGCAGGGTCGATCGGCCCCGTGAACGGGTGGAACTTGTTCATTATGTTCGCGTTGTGGACGACGTGCGTGTCCGACGTGCTGGTGCCGTCCATGTTGACCGTAGTCAACGTCTTACCGTCGGCGGAGTGGATGAACATCTTCCCCGGCCAGTGACTCGAGCCTCCGGTCAGGATCGAATCCCCGGGCTGCAGGGAGAACACCATGCCGTTGATCTTGTAGGCCCCGGCCTTGGACACCGTGCCCGGACCGGTCTGGTAGGAGAACCCGGAAGTCGGCCAGATCGAATGGTTCTCGGTCAACGGCCCCTGGTAGGGCACGAGCCCGGACGGCAGGTTGTCCTCATGGACCGTCTCGGCGGACGGCATTCCGTTCGCATCTAGGGTGTGCTTCTGCCACCAACTGTCGTACTGCGAATGCGTGTACACCGAGTGACTGTCCGACGGGTCAAGGGCGAAGACATGCCCTGCCGCGTAAGGCTTCTCAGGACCGTTTCCGATACCCAAATAGGAGACGTTGCCGTCTTCCGGCTTGGGCACAAGGCCGGGAGCCGTTGCGCCGTGGGCGATCTCGGACCCCGGGGTCATGTCCCCCAGGTATGGGTGTGAGTCACTGTTGATCTGGTTGAGGGTGGCGTTATTGGTCACCTCGAGTGAACCGAACTGGCTGTGCCCGGTGATTACCCCGTCAGCGCTCTGGACGTAGATGCTGTTGCTGTCATCGAGGGTGAGGACGTGGTCCCCGCCGTTGAGGGCTTCGGACTTACCGAAGATCGTGTAGGTGCCACCGGCGTCCGGGACGACACCGGCCGGGTGCTCGATCGGGGACCACTTCGAGTTGGCCTGCTCGACGTGCCCGAGCAGGCTGGCGAACGGGTCGGGCGTGTCATTCGCCGCCGCCACCGCGCCCGTTGGCGTCGGGGCCGGGTGCGGGGTGATCTTGGTCCACGTCGCGGCGTGACTCGGGTCGTTCCCCAAGAGGTAGTTGTGGTCGTCTATCGAGCCCTGCGGGAACGGGTTACCGCTCTGGTAGAACCCGCCGACTACCTTCTGCCCGTCCTCCATGAAGATCGTTGACCCGGCGGGCCCGTGGTACGCAAGCGCACCGGATGGAACCTCGACCTCCTTGTTGTCCCCGACGGTGACGAACTGCTTCTCGGTCGGAGGGAAGACCTGCTTGCCGACCTTGTTGATGGCATTCGGCGTGTGCCAGAGGTTCTGCATCGACTGCAGGGTCTCGTCGGTGAACGGATTCCCGGAGGTCTGATTGTGCATCGAGACGAGGTCACCGTTCTTGTCGGTGACCGCGAGCGCCCCTCCGCCCCACTCGGTGATCTTCCCGCCGTCCGGGACGGAGATACCCACGTCGCCGTGCATGGCGGTGTGCAACGTGAACGTGGACTTGGCCACGGCCGCATCGGCAGCCGGGATCGTCGTCGGCTGAGGCGCGGGGCCCGGGGCGTTCTCATCGGCCACCAGCGTCTTCAGGTAGTCGATGAACGCCAACTTGGTGGCGGAAGCCTTCGGGTAGTCCTTGCCGGTGGCCGACTTGTGGATGCCCGCGTAGTAGTGGTACTCCGCCGTGGCGAACGGGTTCCCGATCTTGGCAAGCGGCTGCTTGACCATGATCCCCTTGGCGTTTTCGAGGGTCTTGATCGCCTGCTTGAGTTGCGCCTGGGTGGCGTCGACACCGGCGAGCTTGGTGGCCACCGGCTGGGCCGGGGGTGCGGCAGCCGGGGCGTCAGGCTTGCCGTTCGGGAAGTACATGTCCTTACCGGCCAACGAGTTGGCGGAGTAGCTGATCCCGTCATTACGGAGTAGCTTCTCGCCGTCACGGTGGAGGGGAATCGGGTCGTTCCCGTACCCCTTGAGATAGACGGTGTGTCCGGATGGGACGGACATGATCTCGCCGTAGGTGACGTGCTCGACGTACTTGTCGTCGTGGGACTGACTGCCTGAGTTGAAGGCATTCTCGGGAGCCGCCGTGTGCGTGTCACCGAGTGGGGTGAGATGCGCCGGGTGCACGGTCCCGAGGTCGATCCCCGTGTCAAGCGCGTGCCCCGAAACAGGGGCCACCGCTGACGCGGCCTTGTTGTTGGTCCGGAGGAACCACTGCCCCTCCACCCGGAACATCTTGCCGTCGTTGAAGACCTCAGCACCCTTCGGGTAGTACTGGTGCGCCCCGCCGACCTGATAGTGCCCGGACTCATGCGCGACGTTGGTTTCCACGACGGCAGGGGCCTTCTCGAGACCCGAGATGGCTTGGGGCTGCAGGACTCCGGACGCGATGTTCTGGGCGGCGGACTTGGCAGCCTCCGACCCGGGCGGGTAGGACACGGACACCCCGCTAGGAGCGAACGCCGTGAAGGAACCGTTCGGGTGGGAGATCACGAGCCGCTGGACGAGGGCAGCACCCGTGGACGGGTGCACCGGCCCGGCGACATGCACGAAGTCACCGGGCGACAGGTTGAACTTCGCTGCCTTCCACAGATACGCCCCGGCCTGGGTGTGCACGACGGAGTTGTAGAACAGCGCGGTGGTGGGGCTGTGCCCACCGGCCAGCAGGTAGGTCGGGTTGTGCGCGGCGGTCGACGCCCACGACAGCACCTGCAGCGCCGTCATCTTGTGATCGGGGTGGTGGTCGGTGGTGGTGAACTCCCCGTCGTCCAGCTTGGTGACCAGACCGACGGACGCGGCGTCGGAACCGATCTTGACGGCGAGCACCGTGCCGTTGGCCAGCGCGGTCAGGACCCCGACCGTCAGATCACCGGGGTGGTTGTCGTGGTTCTGGAAGTCCTCGATCGCCTGGTGGAGATCCTTCTTCTGGGCGGCGGAGATCGGGACCTTGTTCTGCAGTTCCGGCTTCGGCGGAGTCGAGGGAACGTGGGGCTCCGGGACATGGGGAGCGGGCTCGGGAGCCTTGGGGGCCTCCGGGACATGGGGCTCGGGGGCGTGTGGCTCCGGGGCGTGGGGCGTCGCCTTCGGGCCCTTGGGGGCCAGACCCTTGGCCTTGAGTTCATCGAGAAGGGCCTGGCCCTTGGCGTCACCCTTCTTCACCAGCTTGTTGGCAGCCTGGTACTCCTTGGTCTTCGATCCCGGGGTCGCCTTGACGGTGCTCTCGAAGTTGTCCGGTAGGGAGCCGTCACGGACAGCCTTGAGGTAGCCGATAAACGCGGGCTTGGGGGCCAGCGTCGTGCCCTTGAGCTTGTTGTAGGCGTTGGCGTACGCCTTGTAGTCCGTCGCCGCCAGCGGGTGCCCGTGAGGCTTGAGCGGCTGGGCGATCATTATGCCCTTCGCGGCCTCCAAGACGCCGATCGCGTGGTCTAGCTGCTGCTGGGTCAGCGACGTACCGGCAGCCTGGAACGTGCCCCCTGCAGGCGTCTCAGGGGCGTTGCCGGGGGCGTGTGGTTCCGGGGCGCTAGGGGCGTTGGGTGCCGGGGCATGCGGCTCTGCAGGTGCATTGGGGGCGTTGGGCTCGTTGGGTACCGGGGCGTTGGGTGCATGTTCCGGGTGTGCGGCCTGGTCCAATGCCTGGGCTGCCTGGTGCAGAGCATCGACGGCCTGGGAGATCTGGGGTACGGCCTCCGCCACAGGAGCGGCCGGGGCGTGCGGTGCGGCAGGTGCCGATGGTGCCCCGGGGGCGGGGGGCTCGTGCGGTGCCGGTGCATGGGGCTCGGGCTGCTGCCCCTCAGCACCGGGTGCCGGGTGCTCGGGCGCGGGGACATTAGGTGTGGTGGTGTCCTGCGCGCCCTGCACGGGGGTCAGGTGCGAGTCCAGCAGCTTCCACGACCCCTCATGGATGAACTTGTTGGCCAGGTTGATCTGGGACGGGTTGGTCCAAGGCGTCGGCTCGGACTGGGCCGCATACAGAACCTGCTTGCCGTCCGGCCCGAG